CGTTACCGAAGGTGACGTGTTAAGCACGCCGTGGCGGGCACCGGACGCTTACCCGAGAGGATTCTCCAACGAGAACATCCCGGTTAGCTTAGGTAACTTTGTAGATGGTACAACCAGCTATACTGGTACGATTAGTGGTATTAGCAGTTCTAATCCAATCAGACCCAATAGTTTCAGGGTTAAGACTACTTCGGCTTATCTGGCCACCGAAGCACAGGACGACGGGAAAGGTAACTTTTTCGGTGTAGGTATTCAAGGTACAATTAATTACTCCTCGGGTGAATGGGCAATTCAGTTATTGGATGACCCCGGAGCCACTGTACCCGTTACAGCATCGTACGGTCAGGATTTTGAAGGCGGTGCGCCGTATCCCCGTATCATTCCGCAGAATAACAGCACCGATATTGAAGCCCAGATTTTTGTGTTGGGCTCCGAGGTTGGTATGTTCAAGGCGTATGCAATGAAGAAACGGTTCGGTTCCATTGCCGAAGATGAGATGATTACCGATTTAACCAATGCAATGACGGCTGAGATTGGTAACACGCTTATTTATATGCTGGAACAGAACGTGACCGGCCCTACGGTTACATGGAACCGGACGCATTCAGGGTATAGCTGGGCAGAGCATAAGCTCGAGCTGAAAGATAGCATTTTACTGTCTGAGAGTAATATCTTGCAGAATGCTGGCCGTGGCAACGTTAGCGTTATCATTGCCGGTAGTGTCGCCTCGGCAACCTTGGCAATGTTACCGGGTTTTCAGCGAACCGAGGTGAACGCTTCGGGGCCAGCGTTATACGGTACGTTAGATGGTATTAGCGTTATCCGTTCGCCACAATCCGACCCGAATCGTATCCTTACTATCTATAAGGGCACGAGCATGTTTGATGCAGCGGTCGTTTACGCACCGTATATGCCGCTCTTTGTGAGCAATACGTTACCGGTACCGAATAACGTGTTACAGCGGCAAGGTATCGCTTGTGTTTGGGCTGGCATGAAAGTTGTCGCTCCTGCATTCATCAATGCGGTAGATATTACTACTTAAGGTATTAACTATTAAGTAATAATTCGTTATACGTATACATGAAAGGGGTTGACGGGGTGTTATACAGCCTATTATGTCAACCCCTTGTTTTTTAAGGGTAAGTAGAGTTATGTCAAAGTTAATTAAAAATATATCTAAACGGTTTGCTATAGCGATTAACACTAAGCAAGGGGTGGTTACGGTTGTTAAAGGCGGCATGGTACCGGTTGAGGAACTGGCAGAGAATGAGTTCGACCGGTTATTGAATCAGAACCCGTGTTTAATCGAGGTTATAGATATGACAATACCGCCGCCAGTAGTAGAAGTTTTTGAGGATGATTCCGTTAGTTTAGATAAAAGCAGTGATGTAGACAATATACAAGATTTCGGGTTTGAAGCTGGGAAAGAACCGGAGAAAGATTCTAAAAAGGAACCTGTGCCAGAGAAGAAAAAGGAACCTGAGAAAGAAGTTAAACCGAAAGCAAAGAAACAACGGGGCCGAAAACCTAAGAAATAAGGTTATGGTATGTTAACTCAGGAACAAGCAGTAGAAAAGGTTATCTTTGGGGCGGGGCAGCTTTTACTCCGGCCAGAAGATATAGATATTTTACCGCAAGATATATCCAGTCGGTTTTTCATACCTGCGGTTAAAGAATATGAACGGTATCGGCCTGTTATCGTTAAGATACCGTCCGTTATGATTGTAGGCGGTAAATGGCGGGTTCCTGATGATTGTTTAAAGTTAATTAGTTTAAGACCTATTAATGTAATGCGGTCTTGGGGAACACCGTCGCCGTATGTACGGGTATCATCGCATCAATGGTGGGTAGACGAGTTTAACATGTTATGGTGTCCGTCTGGGCAATGGGAGATAGAGTACCAGAAGAAATATACATTATCAAATACGATTGAAGATGAGGTGTTACTGGATGTGGACGGGTTGCAAGGCGACCAGTCATTCTGTTTATCGGCTGAACCGGTTCCGTCAACGGTTAAGTTAGATTACGGTAGCGTAGCAGCCGACCTTGATGGAGTTATAACTGGGGATGGTATAACGAACGGTGTGATTGATTATGGGCATGGTCATGTAACAGTTAAGTTTACTGAACCGACAACTGCACCGGTTAAAGTTAGTTATCGGACTAAATATCCGTTTGTAACGAACATTGATATTGGGGAAGAGATGTTTCTGGATTTGTTTGCTGCTCGGTTTTTGACTGGGTACGCTAATCTAAAGGTACAGATGAATTTGGAAGGTTTACCGGTTAACATTAACCTGGATGATATATTATCGTATGCAAGGGAAAAAGAGTCTAACTATCGGTCAAGGCTGGATTCGGTACAAAAATGGTATTCGTGGTAAGATAACATGGCTAGATGGACAGTAAAAGGTTTGTTACAATCAACCGCTAAACTAACTAAATGGCGGGAACGGGGATATAGCTCCTCTAAATCAAGGCATGTAGTTAAGGTTATACCGTATGCAGGGACAAACCTGTTTGTGATGCAGCAGGAACATTTTGGGTTAACGGTCAATGCGCATCATATAGTTAACCTTTCCTTTTATGATGTGAAGATAACCGATAAAGAGATGCCCTTGGATTTTTTCATGGTTGTACCGTACAAGAACCGGAACTGGTACATAGAAAAACCGGATTTAAGTAAGACGCCATTTAGGTGCAGGTGTACCTGTCCAGATTTTTATTTCAGGTTTGCTTATTGGAACTGGAAAAACGGGGCTATATTCGGGCCTAAACCAAGACAGTATGTCAGGAAGACCCGAACCAGGCCAAGGGTTAACCCGAACGGGTATCCAGGGTTTTGCAAGCATATCCATAACGGGTTATTACTGATGCAATCTAATAACTGGACAAATTTAAAGAAAACACCGTGGTATCTGGCTTATCCAGACTGGGAACGTAAACGAGATGAATTAGTTGGTTATGAATAAAGATAAAAAACCGTATTTTATTTGCGAGGTGTGCGAGTTTGAAGACAGGGGCGATGAGTTTGGGTATTGTCCTTGCTGTTCCCCGGAGCAGTTATCCGAGGATGAGAAAGGTGATGAACCCGATAACGGCAAGGGCGGGCATTGTTATTTTTTAGGGGTGTTACAAGGTATCTGTAGGCTGGATGGTACGGTTTGTGAGTATAAGGCAGACGGCAACTATGAGGATTGTCCAAAGATAGTACCTGACCATGATTAAAAGATATGAATTACTGTAATAAGAGACGGGTTAGTTTAGATATGACCGAGCGGTTACTTAAGGTAGGCGCAAAGATTTCCTCTAAGTTAATCTCTACATTACAGGAACCATTAGGATTTGATGCCGATATATTTTATCCGGTTGGGGAAGGTGTATACGGAGGGTCGGATAACAGTGTTAAATATGACGTGTTACCTACGTTATCCAGACGGGTATTGATAAGTAACCTGATTACCGAACGGTTTTTAGCTGATAAAACGTTAGACGTGTTTAACGAGCTGCAACCGGCAATGTGGATTGAACCCGAGACAAAGATACCCAGATACTCCAAGGTTATCGTTAAACTGGCTAGCGGTCGGGTTATACAGTTAAAGGTACAGTACGAGTCTGGTATGCTGGGCATAGACCAGGAGATGTTCCATAAATATCCGCTGATACCAATGAGCGCAGTCATTACGGGCACACCGGAGATACTTGAGCATCCACAGGATACGGTTCTGGATTTAGGTGGGACAGGGACGTTATCCGTTTTGGCCAGGGGTGGTGGCACGTTATCATACCAATGGTATAAGGGTGATACTAAGATAACCGGTGCAGATGAAGCTATCTTAACGTTTGATACTGTCTCGGAAGATGATGTCGGGTATTACCGGGTAGTAATAACAAACGAGATTGGTACTGCAACGTCTTATAAAGCATACGTAACGGTTGCATCGTTACCGTTTGTTTTGGTTAATCCGGTTGGCGGTACATTTAACGTTGGGTCAAGATGTACAATGACAGTTTTAGGTGATGGCACCCCGCCTATTAAATATCAATGGTACAAGGATGATGTTATACTGGAGGGCAAGACCGGTAAAACGTTATCTATTAGTAGTGTATCCAGTAGTAATGCAGGGGAGTATAAGGTTAGCATAACCAACCTGAGCGGTAGTATATTTAGCGATTCGGCTATAATTATGGTTAATTGATATGGAAGTTAGACGACATGGTAATATAACAGCTAAGGTGATAAAAGGGTTTCATGAGATGTTGCGTGGTACCGTTAAAGATTTTGTTACTATTACCAAGATTGTTCATGACCCTGATATGGGGTTTAGTCCGATTTTAAAATCCGAGATAGTTACGAATGATTTTATTGCCCAGAACGCAGGCAGACCGGACTGGCTGGCTATTGTATGGAACAGGGATATGCTTCGGCCATGTGCAGAGCAAGGTCGGCAGTTTCAAGGAGTTAAATCAATGGTAAACAAAGCTCCAGAAGCTATATTATATAGGGTTAGATATGTTGACCTGACCATAAATAATATGTTCGTGGCACCTACAATGGATGTGATTGAGTATCTGGAAGAGACCTTTTTATGTTTTTTCCCGAGCGGGCCATTCGATTTTAGTATTGAACGTACACCTAACTTAAACATATTAGCCAGTGTAAAGACTTTTGACACAACTGGGGTATCCAGACTTGGTTATGAAAACTACGGGTCTGTGTCTATATTAAGTACGACGGCTAACATTGTTTACCCGTTAATTTTGGAGCATGACCGGCAGAAACTAATTGCTATAACGGATATGCAGGTTAAAGTTTAACATGAAAGGATTCTAGATGTGAGTAATAGAAAGAAATATAAAGATAGCAAACTAAAAAGTGTTACTTTACGGGATAAAGATAAAGATTTAATGTTTGATGATGTGGATTCTGTTTCTGGGGAGGTAGTTAAAAATGCTGAAACATTCGAGACAGCTAAACCGATTACTCCTCCTGAAGAGGTGCAGGTTATATCTACATTATCAAAATCGGTTAGTTTACGTTATAACGGAGAGACAATAATGTTACCACCTTGGGGTAAAATAAAACTATTAAAACATCTGTTAGGCGGTGTACCAGCAGGCGTAACATTATTAAGTATTAAAAAATAGTAAAAAAATAAGGAAAAATAAATGATATGAGTGCACCAGAAGTAAGAGTTCAAGAGATTGACCTCTCAACGAGAGTTCCGGGGTTTCCGGGCGTGTACGGTGGGATAGTGTTACCCACCGTGAAGGGGCCCGTTGATAAGCCGCAGTTAGTTACAAGTGACACTGACTTGTTACGTAAGTTTACACTGAAAGAAGCAGTACCAATTGACGGGAACGATGCTTTCTTTTCTGCGCTGGCATTCCTGCAAAAATCGGATAAGCTTTGGGTTAAACGATGTGCAGGTGCCGGAGCATTAACCGGCGGGGCAAACTTTGTTTCTACCGGTGATGAAGAGACACAGGCTGAGAACAAGGGATTTACCAAGGGTATTATGGATACAAGCTATGTATCGGTAGCAGATAAGAAGTTAGTATTGTTTGCCCAGAACCCCGGTTCATGGAATAATGATATTAAGATTAAACTGTTCCGGCAACGGCCAATTGAATCTGTTGTATCTGAGTATCCAGGAGATACTTCTGCTGGCAGTGATTCGGTTGAAAACCCCATTAACATTGAAGGTTTTAAGATTGCCTGCAAGCAGGACTGGCAGGATGGTGAACCGGTCAGGATTGCCGCCGCCAGTGATGAATTGGAAGGCGGGGTTGCAGTTAAAAGCTATCGAATCCCAGGCGGGTTAAACGCATCTGGCGTATTTTACGTTGTTAAAGAAGACGAAAAATATGCCGGTGGTAAATGGACATCCACAATCAGACTGGCTACTTCGTATTCAAAAGCGAAGGCAGCAGCAGCGGCAAGGGATAAAGGTAACTCGACTGAATATGAAGCTAACGTAGTTAAACTTAGTAGACGTACCGAAGAAAACATTACGTTACCTTCAACTATATCACAGTTTACCGGTGATACAGTAATACCTATTAAAACTGTATCGGCACCGGGCTGGGTAACAGGCGAAGCAGTATTTGTCGAGGCTAAAGAAGGTGCTTTTCCTACAGGTACACCGGAGGTACTTTACGTTATCCGAACAGGTGTGGACAGCATCCAGTTAGCTGCAAACAAGGATGATGCTTTGGCTGGGATACCATATACATCTGAACAGTCAGGCGGTTCAGCAACAAAGATTACGATTACCGAGCTGCAAGGCATCAAAATTCTACCGGTTAAGAATACCAAGACACCTAATACTTGTCTGTTAGAGGTATTCTCAGGCGAGGATGAAGAGAATCCGGTTGAGACCTACGTGTTTGCAAGGGAAGCAGGCCGTAAGAATGCCGATGGTAAGAATATCTTTTTAGATACAATCTTGAGTTCATCTGCTTATATTCGGGGTAAAGCTAACAGTGCCGATGTTAACCCGGACGATACGTTTGATGCGGAGACCGGTAAATGGTTAACCGACTGTTCGGCAACGGTGGTGAAGGTACAAGGCATCGCTTTACCGATTTCGGGCGGCGATGATGGCGGGCTGGTATCGGACGGGGATATGATTCGGGCCAGCGAAGCTTTCCTGAACCAGGAATCGTATCCGTTAACCGTACTTATGGACGGCGGATATACATCGGTTGCGTACCAGCAGCAGTTGTTAGCTATTGCAGAAGCAAGGAAAGATTGTGTAGCCATACTATCCACACCGGAAGATAGCGAGAACGCCAGTGATTATCTGAATTCTATTGTAGATTTTAAGATGTCGCAGTTAAATCCGAACACATCGTACGGTGCGTTATATACACCGCACGTGCAGGTATACGACCGGTATAATAATGTAGAACGTTGGGTAGCCCCAGACGGGTACGCTGCGGCGGCAATCAGTTATACGGCGTATAACTACGAGATGTGGTATCCGGTAGGCGGGTTTAGACGGGGTGTTATTAACGTTAAAGATACCAATAGACGGTTTACCAAGGGCGAGATGGATTACCTGTACGATAACGGTATCAATCCTATCCGGTTTTATCCGAATAAAGGTATTGTTATCTGGGGCCAGAAAACGCTTAGTGCCAGACCAAGTGCATTAGACCGGCTTAACGTCCGGTTAATGCTTATCGTGATTGAACCGGCATGTGCAACTGCCCTTGAAGACTTCTTGTTCGAGCTGAATGATGAAGCTACCCGAGGGATTATCAGGGCTATGCTGGAGTCTTACATGGATAACATTAAAGCCCGTCGAGGCGTGTACGATTATCAGGTTGTCTGCGATGATACCAATAATTCACAGGATGACATTGATAACTATCGGTTAAACGTTTGGTTATTTGTTAAACCAACTAAAGCTATTGAATATATCCCGTTCAAGGTTGTTATTACCTCTACGGGCATGGACTTTAGTTTGGCTGCACAGAGTGTATAACTAAAAAGATAAGGAGATTATAATTATATGTATCCAGTAATAGATAACATTAGAATGACCGCTGATTTCGCAACGGTATATCAATGGGATGTAAAGTTCCTGACCTGGCCTGCGGCACCTATCGCAGGTGGTATAGGCTGGCCGGACGATGCAGACCTGAATTTCAGATGCGAAAGTACGGATATTCCCGTGTCAACAAATAGTTCTATCACAGTCGCTATTCGGGGACATAAGGTTAAACAACCGGGCATTCAAGAATATGGTATGACGTTTACGCTTAATTTCGTGGAAACTGTTGATAATCGCATCTCGCATTTTATTCGTAACTGGCGAGAAGCTTGCAGCAGGTCACAAACAGCGCATCAGTTTACTAAAGCAGAGTTAGATGCAACTATCCTGATTACAAGGTTAAACAGACAGTTGCTCCCTATCTGGGAATATAAACTGATTGGATGCTGGCTAGAGAGCTATACGTTACCTAACCTTGACGGAAGTACCAGTGACGCTCTTAAACCGGGCATGACATTGTCTTACGACTACTTCTTAGACGGCTCAGCAGGCGCATCGGGGCCCAGCGGAAACATACCATAAAGTAAATTAGGTATATTTGGCTAACATAAAACTCCTTATTGGTCTATATTAAGACTGGGTAGGGAGTTTTTTATTGGGTTAATTTATGTATTTAGATTCGATTGATAAAGTTCGGGCGGTTGAATGGAGCAAGAGTTACCTATGGGACATCTGTTTCTTTGGCGGGAACGGATACGGCCCGCCACCGTATCCGTTTGACTCCTGGTTTCCTGCAACTGAGGTACAAGACCTGGTTTGTAGCGTGAACACGAACGAGTTCTCATCGCCTATGCGCCAGTTCTCTGTTCCGGTGAATAGTAACCTGAGACGGCTAAAAATAGATTTTATTGATGATATATACTGTACATTGGAGAATTATTTCGTTGAATGGATGGATGTACAGATTTTAAATAACGGAAAAGGGGTAACACCTGTTGAGGAATGTTTACGTAGTTTACTTGTTTACAGGCTGGATGCCAGCAGGAAACCGGTAAAAGGGTATCTATACTCGGTATTCCCGGCTGGCGAGCTACCGTTTAATGGCCGGTCCGACTCACAGGCTAACGAGTATGCATTAGACTTTCTGGTTTGGAATTCAAAACGGGTTTTATAAATTATGGTTAGAATTAGCGTTTAATATAGTATGGATATAGTTAGGCACGAAGAATTAAAGAACCAACCGAAGGATGAGAAGCTCCGGTTTTTACCGGAGATAACCGTAACGGAGCTGCCATCGCATTTTAAGGCGTACCCGAAAGGTACGGTTATTAAATATCGCCCGTATTCGTTTGGAGAAGTAAAGAAATTTAACCAAGGCGGTAAAACTATGCAGGATATTTTCCAGATGGCAATGGAAGGCGTTCTGGTGGAAGGCATGGATAAAGATGATTTAACGTACTCAGATGCGTTATATTTATCGTTGCTCCGTAAAATATCATCGTTAGGCGACACGAAGTTTAAGGTTACATATATCTGTTCTGAATGCGGTAAACCGGTTACTGAATCTATCGAGAGTACCAAGATTGGGTTTGATGAGCTGGATATACCTGCTTTACCGGTAGTGGCAGAATTACAACAGACCACCTTAGAATTTAAACCGTTCACGTACGGTAAGTTTATCCAGCTTGTAACCGAAGGTAAGATTGAAGATGAAGTAGCTACAATGGCAGCTATGTGTTCAAACAAATTGTTTCAGGAAGCTTACGATATTATCTATAATTGTAGTACCAGTGACGGGGTTATACTGGAGCATATTGACCGGATACTATATCACGGAACAAAACGGCTAAAGTTTAAATGCGGTAACTGCGGTAAAGAAGACAGGGTAGCGTTGGACGGGAGGGACGCTCTAATCTCTCCCTTTCGTAAATCTGACGAGCTTATTAAAAGCCGAGTTCGCTTTGGCGTATAAACTGCATCAAAGCGTGCTTGACCTGCAATATATGGATTATGCAGAGGTAAAAAGCATGTGTGACGAGCTAGTTAAAATGTTGACACAACAGGCTAACGCAAGAAAGTAAATGGCAGATAAAATTATAAATGTAAATGATGATAATGTTAAAGGAGAAGGGAGCGGGTTTAAAAAGGGCGGGGAAGGTACGGTAACAGGTAACATTACAGGGTCGATTGAGCTG